AAGTTTGATGAAAGCATCATCTTCCATTTCATATTCTTGATTCGGAGAGACTTGATTTATACCATCACCAGTACTAGTATCTAATTTATATTCATCTCTCATTGGAAGTCTTGCTGCAACTGAATTTGAATTTCCTGGTGTAATACCTGTAAATGTTGAATCTTTACTTTCTGGTGAGTAATATTGTGATTCGGTTCCTTTTAACAACATGGCATATTCTGTATTACCAAATCTTAAAGGAAAATCACCATCTCTTTTTAATCCATAGATTGGTGATACTTTTGATAAATCTAATTTTGTTCCTTCTAAATCTTTTTTAACACCTTCTTCCGATGGTGCTTTTTTTGATTTATTTACATCACTATATCTATTTTTGTTACTTGTATATTCTACATCATAAGTTTTTCCTTGTGCAGTTCCAACTCCTTGTCCTTCACCAAATAATGCACCTCTTAACTTATCTTTTGCTAAACCTATACCTTGTCCAACTGCTTGTTTACCAATTGTAGATGGATTCCCACCACCAAGTTCTTTAAGAAATTTACCCAAACCAGTTCCATTAGTACCCATATCATCTGGTGTAATATTATTCAATGATGAATTTTCTTTTGGGTCATCACCTTTTCTTATTTCTATAATTTTTTTTGCTACTTTTGTTGGAGTTTGTGCAGATGGAATACCTAATGCATCGTTAGTAAAGTTTCGAGCTTGTGTAATTTTTCCTCCGATTAATCCACCTCCACCTCCTTCGGTACCAGTTCCACCTTTTATTTCATCTAATAAAGGTGTACTTCTTAATGCAATACGAGTTGCTTCATTACCATATATTAATGGATTATTTGTTTCAACAGCAGATTTTATTCTGATACCAGTAGTTTCTTGTTCTACAAGTGTTTCGTTACTTGATTTTACTGCAGAGTAATCTGTTCCGTATTTATACGAATCTGAATCGTGAAATAATTCTGATATTGTTCTTCCCATTATTTACTCCTATGTTGGCGTTCCACTAAATGTTGCTGTATTACCACCTTGTTGTTCAGTTCCACTTCCTACTACTCTTGCAAGGATTTCATTATTTACTTTTAATACATGACCTTTTTTGGTTTCTGATATCAACTCATCTAATTTATCTAACATTTGTTGTTGTAAGTTTTCTCCACCTTCTTCAAGACCAGAATTTTCTCCACCAGAGAATACTCCAAATAACATTCCTAAACCAGCTCCAGCAGCCGCTAATCCAAGTAATGCAGGTAATGCTGCAATTCCAGCTAATCCAAGTAATCCAAGTGAACCAGCTAATGTTGCAAATGCCGCTGATAACATAAAGATTCCTCCAATCATTCCAACTAATCCCTCAAGTATAGGTTGCACCAATCCAAGTGCCCCAAATCCTTTTGCTATAGCTTGTAAAGCATATCCTAATACCAACATTGAACTTGCAACAATCAATAATCCAGCAGCTCCAATTAAAACACCCGCACCAATTGGACTTGTCATAAGTGCTCCTAATAAAGCTATTCCAGCTACTAATCCTAACATTGCAACCATAGCCATACCAACTGCACTCCATTCTACTTTCATAAACTCTTGTAATGATTTTGCAAATACAAACATTGCTGCCGCTACAATTAACATCGCCGCCGCTCCTTTAAGAACTGCTCCCATATTAATTTTACTCATACCACTCATAGTTGAAGTTGCAGGGTTTTGAGCTGAAGTTGATGGTAGTTTTGGTGTTTTACTTGCCATTTTTGCAGTTAACATATCTTTTGCTTTTTTACCACCAAATCCTGCAAGTATTTGTTTATCAGAAAGTGATTTCTGTGCTTTAGTTAGTGCATTGGCTGTAAATAGATTTTTTACAAATTTAATACTACCTTTAACTATACCTCCCATACTTGTTCCTAATGCATTGAATCCTAAATTCATTTGCCCTAATGCAGTAATACCACCACCTAATGATTTTAAGAATCCACCTGCATTGTTTGCAACATAATTTAAACCTTCACCAACAATACCCATTTCAACTCCCATAACTCTTGTCATGTTTGCAGCACTTTCTTGGTTTGAAGCCATCTTTTGAAGTTCAGCAACCGATACTCCTAATAAATCAGCAGTTGCTTTCTTTTGGAAATAATCCATTCTATTGAATGCTGTTATTCCACCAAGTTCTTGTAATACTGCTTTAGTTGCTCCTTCTATATCGTTTTCATAAGCTAACTGTCTTGCTTTATTAAGATTAATATTTCTTCCTAATAATGCTCCTAATTCTAATTCTTTTGTGATTGATGATTCAAAATCAAGTAATCCTTCAGCAACACCACTAAGTGTTTTCATATTAACACCTAATTTTTGTGCATAACCAGATGCTCTTAATATATTTTCACCACCTTCTTGTCCAAATAATGCAAATTCTTCAGCTGAAGCAGCTAAATCACTCATTAAATCATTTGGTATAATATTATTTTGTTTAGCAAACTCCCTTGATGTAATCATCATATCAGCAGCAACATCAGTAGAACCAGCATTTAATCTTGAAAATTGTCCAACTAAATTACCTGCTTCACGACCAGAAATACCCATGGTTTCAGCCATGATTCCAACCTTAGCTTGTAAAGAACCTGTAACTTTATCGGTTCCACCTAATTCACTTGATAATGTTCTTGCTGAATCTGCTGCATCTTTGAAAAATATATTCATTAATGCAGTTCTTCTACCAATACCATCTGATTGGAACATTGTAGTTCCAAGTTCAGAGTTTACTGCACCAATTTTATCTGCTACAAATCCAAGACCTGTAATTACCCCACCAATTGCACCTACTAAGTTACCGTATAATGTTCTAGCAGTCATTAGAGTTCCTGTTATGGTATCTTTAATACCATCAAGAATATCATGTTGTTTTTGGATTATATCTTTTTGTTTTGAGGACATACTTGCATATTGTAATGCAAGGTCATTTTGTTCTTTTAATATTTCTATATCCTTTTCGCTGAGTTCGCCTGTCTTTTTTAGAAGTTCAAATTCATTATTTCTTTTATTAATTAAAGCTTCTCTTTGTAAATTATCATCTGCACCTAATTGAGCAATTTGTCTATTTATATCTGATATTTTAAATAATTGTTTTTCAGCAATACTACCAGTTGTTACTTTTTTCTGTAAAAGTTGTATATCTTCTAATTGTTGATTAGTTAAACTTTTATAAATACTTCCTATACTAGTTAGTGCCCTTTCTTCATCTGCTAATCCATCTAATCTGGCCTGATTATTAGCCTTTAGTTGTTTACCAGCTTCAACAATACGAGCATTTAATTTTTCTTGAAATTCTAAAACTTTCTTTGATTCAGATACTATTGACTTTTCGGCACGCTCAATTAGTTTCTTAGTTCTAAGAATCTCTTTGTTTATTTCCGCATTATTTTTACCTGAAAAATCGGCCATATCTTAGGTCTTACTTTTATTTTGAATATTTTTTTATAAGTTTATCTAGCTCGGCTCTTTCTTTTTCTATATTAGCCATTCTATCTAACATTGGTTTTGGTAAACCTGCTTTTTTAGCTCTATCTAAATGTCTTTTCATAGTGTTATTTTTAACACCATCAAAAAAATCACTTATAAATTTTGTTAAACCTTCGTGTATTTTATTTTTGGACATAGTTCTCTCCTAAATATATTTGTTCTTATATAAATATAGGGTAAAAAAAAAGTGAGGAATTATTTCCTCACTCTTACATTTGGTCCTCTTGCACCACTTTTTTTATTAACTTTATCGTATTCTTCTTTTTCTTTCTTTTTAGCCTCAACTAACTTTTTGAAATAGAATCTTCGCCAATGAATGGGCATGGTATAAACTTCTGACCAAGTAAATCCATTACCATAGTTAACCATCTCCCAAATTTGGTTATGAAGTTGGATACTATAATCACTCGGAAGGGTAAAAAAACCCAATCCCAAATGGGATATCAAGAGTCTCCGTTTCTCCAGTTATATCTGATGTGAATTCATATTTTAAATCCAAATCAGGGGATATATCAGAAATATACTTTCTAAGAGCTCTGGAATCTCTTGCAAGTAAACTATTTCTTACCCAATTATTAATAAATCCTCTATCTGTATTACCATCAACCTCCTGAATCATATATCTTAAACGAGTGGATACATCTTGATTAGCACCATCTCCTCCTTTAGATAATCTTTGTAATGCTTGTAATTCTGCATTAATATCTATTTCATCTTTGTGTGTTAGTAATCTAAATTTGATTTCTTTTTTAGATGTAGGTAAAGTAAAAGAATATCTATTTTCTGAATTTAGTAATGATTCATCAATATCTTTAGTTTCAACTTTTGATAAATCAATGGTTACTTTTTGAGTTTCACCAGTAAAAGGGTCTGTTGCTTCTACTTGATAATCTGCCCCATATCCTAAAATACGAGTTGCGAGAAGAATAGCGTTTTTATCACCAATGAATATATCACCTATATTCACTCCTTCACCAACGACAACAGATTCGAATAACTTATCAAGCACCACCCCCTTCCTTATCAAATTTTGTGATGCAAGTATATCTTCTTCTTTTGCTGTCATATACTTGATTTCAATGCTACCCTTTGATAACGGGTTTGACTCGGAATATACCTTACCTTTAGATGGTAGGTCAATTACTTCCGTTGGAAAATCATATTTTGCCATAACTTTAGATTAAATTGTTTTTATATAAATATATACTTTTTAAAAAGTTAGATTATAGACAAAAAAAAAGTTCTCACTAAGAGAACTTTTTTATCAGAAATATTATTAGTATTAGTATTCTAAGATTGCATAATCATAGGAAAGTGTTAAAGTAATTTCAACAGGGTCAGTTGCATTTGACCAATCTAAATCATTAAACACTGCATTGTTGATAAACGCACCTTTTAGAGTCCATTGTTCGATTTTATCACCAACTGGTCCCAATAGGTAACATTGGATATCTTTCTTATAGAAATCTGCATATCCATCTCTACCTGTAAGAGATTCGTGTGATGTTCTTACCCATTCCATTACTGCCTGAGCACCACTTGGAACGATTGGGTCATATAAAGTGATTTCAACATCTTGCCATTCACCTTTACCTTTAAGTTTTCTCTTAACATTGATATGGTCAAGTGTTACGGTTTCAAACTGAATTGAAGGTCTGTTAGCTGTTTTGATTAGATATGAAGGGATACCATCGATTTCCATGATGAATCTATTCTTCATCTTCGGTTCGAAGTTGGTATAAAACATATCGTTAAATTCTAATACTTCTGCCATTTTTTTTCTCCTATTATACTAATAAATATAGTTCTTTTTTATTTTTATTATTTTATGCCGAGAATGAAGCTCCTGTTGGGAGAATGTTGAAATCTAACACGATGAATTCAGCAGTTTTAGTTGGTTGTAAGAAAATCTGTCCAGCCAATATATTTCTGTCGATTACATCAGGAGTGTTATTAGTTTCATCCATCACTACTCTAAATGCATATAAACCTTGTCTTTGTTGTATTCCTTCTAAGTAAGGATTCACAGTATTCAAGAATCTACCTCTTGTTTGAGAAGTGTTTTGTTCGAATACTAAGTATCTTGAAGTAGAAGCAATATATTTCTTAACTTTGATTAATAATCTTCTAACATTGATTCTATCAAGTGCAGATGCCTTATCTTGAAGTGTTTTTTGTCCAAATGCTACGATTCCTTCTCCTGGGAACTGAGCGATTGGGTTAATCTTACCTTCATATAAAGTATCTCTTTCAGCGTGTGTTAATCTGTTTAGTACAGATACCGCTCCTACAATACCACCTCTATTAAGACCAGCTGGTGCAAACCATTCAGCAGAAACTGCATCGTTAGCCGCATAAATTCCTGGCATTAATACTGATGGTGGAACTGCAGTTAATTTATTTGTGTTTCTATCGATTGTTTTAACCCATGGATAGTAAGTACCTACATAGTTAGAATCAACTGCCTCACCTTGAGTAACTGCTTGGTCGATAGTATCGTTACCATCAGTTACATCACCGATAAAGAATGCATCTTCTCTTGATTCTACCATATCAGTTACTTTATCAAACACATAAGAGTGCAATCTTCTTACAACACCTGGTGCTGATACTAAGTTGATATCGAAATCATCTGGATTAGATACTGCGTTGATTGCTTTTACATAAGCAACTGAACCACTTGCAGTTGATGTTGATAAATCAAATCCTTGTGAGTTTCCTGCTCCCCAATCTGAATCACCATATTTGGCTTTTTTGATTGTTGGAGATACACCATCGAATCCTTCTTGGAAACCAACAATAAATTGTCTTTTATTAATATCTGTTGCAGATGAACCTGTTAGTTCAAATCCAAATGAGTGAGTACCACCATCGATAGTTACTGTACCATCAAAAGCGAATACAGTATTTGAACCATTTCCTGCATTATTCGGTATTGGTGATAAGAAGTGTGCATTATCTATTTTTACAACTGAAGTTTCTAAATCAATACCACTATATTTAACACCACTTGATGAAGTGTTATCAGCAGAACCAGTTGAGTAAATAACCGCTGGGGTTATTGAATCTGAACCTGAGATTGGTGATAAATACTTAGCATGTCCAAATGGTCCTGCCACGATTGGGAATGAACCTTCAGTTGAACATTGTACTCTAATGTGTTTAGAGTAATTTGGGTAATCACCATTTTCTGTTTGTTTACCGTTTGCATCAATTGTTAAGTTTCTATCACCAATTACTTTTTTGATGTAGTTAGGTGATGCAGGGTCTAAATTAACATTATTAAATGTTTCTAATACATTTACTCTCTTGTTAGTATCTGAGTACTTTCTAACTGCAATTGAGAATGTTGCGTAATCAGTTGCATTTGATGAACCTGCTGGCTTTACATTAAAGATAGCAATTTTATATTCTTGGTTATAAGTTGTACCATCACCTAAAGTATGGAATCTAAATAAATCATGTCTTTCACCAGAAATCAACTGAGATTTAATCCAAGGAGTTGATGCTTGTTGAATATCGTTTGTGAAAAGTTGGTCTCCTAAATCTACTAATACTACTTGTGAACCACTATCTGAAATATAAGTTGTTTGACCTGTTGCTGCTTTCTCAAAGTACTTGTATGTATAAGCACCTTTAGGACCTCTTGGAGATTCACCAAATACATCAGATAAATCATTTCCTGCACTTGGAAGTACAGATGCTGATACTGCTGTATTATAAGCTGAATTAGAACCACTTAAAGTGATTGAGAATGCTGATTGAGATACTTGAGAATCAATAGATGCGGTTACACCAGTTGCACTATCCCATAAGTGAGTGGTATTTAATACTCCTACTAATTTCTGTCCTCCATCAGAACCACTAACAACAATTGCTGCGGGTCCAACTTCAGTATATCCACCAGTATTACCAACTCTTACGATAGTTACAGTTCCTGCTTCTCTTAGGTAGTTTTGTACGGTATATCCTGTGTAGTAATCTCCATTAGGAACACCGAAAATTTCTTCGAATTCTGATTGTGTATTTACAATGGTTGGAACGAAAGCAGGGCCTTTATGGAAAGGGCCAATAATAGCTGCTCCTATTTCACCAATCCCTTGAGCAACGAAAGAAAGGTCATTTTCTCTCGTAAATACACCAGGTGATACAATTTTTTCTGCCATTTTATTTTACTCCTTGTTAATTTTTGTATATTAATACTCTTATATAAGTATAAATAACTTTTTCCAAAGATTATTTTTTACTATCTTCTTTAGAATCAGTTTCGTTGTTTTCTGATGGTATAAACTCATTTGTATTTGGGTCATAGTTACCATCTCCATATTTTTCATTTAAACCTTTGAACAATTCTTGTTCTTGATTAACTAAATCTTGATGTTGTGTGAAAATTTGTTTTTCTAAATCTTCAATCTCATCAACTCTTCTCTTTTTTTCAATTTGAAGTTGACCTAACCTTGTAAACAAATTAGCAACATTTTGTCTTAGTTGATTAATTTGTGAAACTTCTTCGTCTGTAAACTTAATTGTTTTTGCCATTTTGATATATTTTAATTAACTTTTTGTTAGTATATATAAATATATGTTTTTTACGAAAACATAAATATTTTTATTACAATGTTACTGTGAATGAAGAGTTACTTCCTCCAACAGTAGTCCAATCAGACCTTAAACCAGATTGAACATTTCTTACTCTTGCATAATAGGTTCCAGCAGCAACAGCTCCACCTGCAAGTTGTATGTTACTATTATTCCAATTTGTTTCATCTATTACAGGTGATGAAAAATCAGAATTATTATCTACTTGAACATCATACGCCGTTATTCCACCAGAATCAGTATCAGCAGTTCCACCACTCCATGATAAATTTGGATGTGAATAAGAAACTGTTGTTGGTGCAGTAGGCCCATCAAAATCAGTATGTGAATTAGTTCCTTTGTTGTGAGTTATATAACCATTAGCTATATAAGTATCAGTTTCAGTTACATCTAATGATACAATTTCAACATCTCCCTCAACAAGATTAATTGAAGAAATACTAACTTTTTCAATATCATTACCATTTCCTTTAATTAATACATCTCCTTCTACTAATGTATGTGCTCTTTTAAATCTATATTCATTATTTTCAAATACTAAGAATGGATGTTCAGATGTACACTTAACATCACCATCATTAATATCATAATATTTACTTGCAAAAGAAAATACTACATTTGAAACTTCAACTTCTTTTTGGTTTGGATTTAATTCTGATGTATTCCAATTCATATAATCAGAATCTCCAAAATTATCTAAATTATTAAGTGAATATCCTTCTAATTTCATTCCTTCTTCAACTTCACCTATTTCAATAGAAGAACCATCAGATAATTTTACTGGTGTATCTGAAGTTAAACAAAGACCTGTTGTATTACCATCATAAGTATCGATTGAATATACAGTTTTGTTAATTGCTGTATTGTAATTACCAGCTCCTCCAATATGGTCATTATATCCATCTGCAAATACTACTCTGATTTGATGTGTTTCTGCTCCTTGTAATATTGTTTGTGTTACAGAATTTCTCATTACTGCTACATCAAAGGTTGTAGATTTACCACTATTTGTATTTACAGATATTTTTGTACCAGAAGGAACAGTCCATGTAAAATTAGGTGCATAAGAACCATTCTTTGCATAAAAGTTATTACCAGCACCTGAAAATGATGCTGTATATGTTTCTGTTGTTTCTTCAATTGCATAAGTAAATCCATCAATTGAATTTACTGAATCAATCGCAAATGTTGATAAACCAATATTATCTCCAGCTGATGGTGAACCTTTAATACTCCCCAAAGATACATTAGAATTTTGTGTATTTCCTGTTGCTCCAGCTAAATCGTTAAGTGATAAAGTATCGCCTGATGTTAATGTTGCCATATTATGATTCCTATATATTATAAATATCAAGTAATTTATTAACCCACAAATCTTTATTAGTAAAATTTTCGGTCATAAAATTCTTAATATTGTTAAACCATTTTTTCTTTTCTTCAAATGGAGTTTCACACAACCTACTATAAATATACTTGAATTCTTTTTTAGATGAAGCTCGATATGGATACTCAAAATCTTTACACCAACTTGAATGTATAATTGGTAATTTACCATAATCTACAGCTTCAAAAATAGAGTATCCAAATGGTTCATTTGTAAAACATGAATGAGATATTCCCCAATCCATATCATAAAAAGTATCTTTAAATTTAGAATTATAATGAAATAATTTAGTTTTAGAAGTATCTTGTTTAGTTCCTTGTTTCCAAACAATATTAAATTCAATTGAATTTGTAAACATAAAACATTTTAATCCATCTAAAAAATGTGGATTTTTTCTTCCCTCACATCTCGAAGCAAAACCTATTGTATTTGATTCTGATAGAGGTAAGTTTTGTTTAAACTCATAAAAGTTAGGTATGTTTACATTATCAAATAATATATTAAATAAACCAACCCAAATAGAATGAGTTGCAATTTGATTAATTTCCTTTTCCCAACTTGAATCCATATATGGATGCCAACTTAGTAAATTATCTTTTGACATTTGAGATTTTAAAATATGGTCTACTGAGTTGTGTAATACATTTGAATGTATTTTATCTTTGTTTTCAATTATTAATCTTGTAGGTGTATAATGACCATGTAATATATTAATTCTTCTTGCATTTTTACAAAGATTTTCTGCAAATTCTATATCATCACCATGCCAATGAGCTTCTATCGGAAATTTGTAATCTCCATACTCTTTTGGTTTTGTTCTATGAATTAAAAGAATGGGTTTTACATCTAATTTGGGTGCAACCAATTCCATCCATAGATTAACCCAAGTATCTGTTCCAGCGTTTACCCAAGGCCCACCTCCAGTTGTATAATAAACATCGTACATATTAGTAAGTTATATTATGTCTTACTCTTACTACTTCACCAATTTGATTACATTC